TGCTCACTACGATAGCCAAACCGGTCAAGAAGCACTCTTCCAAGAACCGGACGCACGATTCTCTGGTGGTGGTGCTACTGGTCACAACGATCACGCCGTCACCGCAACTGGTGGTGTTAGTATCTTCAACCAAGGATGGACCGCTGGTGGAGGACAGGGAAGAACTGGATCCTATGGTGAAGAGTTCCGTGCGATGCTCACCGGAACTGCTGAAGGTCTAGCAGGAATTGATGGAAACAACAACAAGTTTGAGCAAATGGCATTCACAATTGATCGAATTGCTGTTGAAGCTCGTACTCGTGCTCTCAAGGCTGAGTACAGCACAGAACTCGCTCAGGATCTCAAGGCTGTTCACGGACTCGACGCAGAGACTGAACTCGCCAACATCCTCAGCACAGAGATTCTTGCTGAAATCAACCGTGAACTCATCCGCACCCTATACTTCAAGGCGAAGACAGGTGCAAACAACGGTGATCTAACAAAGGTTGGTGAGTACAGCCTTGACACCGACTCTGATGGTCGTTGGAGCGCCGAACGATTCAGAGGACTCATGTTCCAAATCGAGCGTGAGTGCAACACAATTGCTAAGGAAACTCGTCGTGGTAAGGGTAACTTCATCGTCGTTTCTTCCGACGTTGCTTCTGCCCTCGCTATGGGTGGATTCCTCAACCTCTCGCCAGCACTCAATGTCAACCTAGACGTTGATGATACAGGTGCAACTTTCGCCGGTGTCCTTAACGGTAAGATCAAGGTTTACATTGATCCATATCTCGCAACCAACGTCAACTCCGTTCTCGTCGGTTATAAGGGAACATCACCGTATGACGCAGGACTTTTCTACTGCCCATACGTTCCACTACAAATGGTGAGAGCAGTTGGTGAGAACACCTTCCAGCCAAAGATCGGGTTCAAGACTCGATACGGAATGGTTGCAAACCCATTTGCTGAAAGTGTTGACTTCACCAGTCAGGGCACAACAACCACCGGTAACCAATATTACCGTCTGTTTGAAGTGAAGAACCTTCACGGTGCCATGAGCTGATAATTAAATATCAGACACGAAAGGGAGCACTCTTCGGAGTGCTCCTTTTTTTTATATAAATAGTAATATGACAGGAATAACAGGAGATGGTCTTTATACGGTTCCGGACGTAACCTACCGATCATATGGGGTAACATATGATGGGCAGGACGATAATCTAATGAATCGAAATTATTTTCGATTCACCCTTCAAAGAATTCCTAATTTTGAAAGATTCGTTCGCTCTGCAACCCTACCCCCATTTAGATTTGGCGAAGTCATTCAGCCAACTACACTCGGTATTGATATAAGGAGACCGGGTGGAAGTTACGTCTTTGAGCCACTTAGAGTAGATTTTGCGGTAGATGAAAGATTTTTAAGTTATCTCGAACTATTCAAATGGATAACTTCTATTGGGATGTTTGATAAATCAGAGACAATAGATAAAGATTCTTATACTTCAAGCGGAACATTGCTCATAACAAATAGTGCGTACAAAGCAAAATATAGAGCAGTTTTTGAAGGACTATATCCAATCCAACTTGGAGAATTAGACTTCACATCGGCAGAGCCTATAGCAGGACCTCTTGTTTCTAGTGTAATATTCAATTACACTAGATTCCAATTATTTGATGCAGAAAATACTTTATGCGGAACCGTAGTGGGACAGTAAATGAATTTAAGTGATTATCGACAACATGCAGAAAAAGATCTAAAACTTGACGAAACACAACTGGACACGGAGTCTCTTAAAACTCCTCAGTTACATTCCAAGTATTTAAACTTTCTTCTAGATGAAAAACTAAAACTAGCGAAATTAGAACATGAGTACAAGGCACTCCGAAAGAAAAAATGGCTGTACTATACAGGTAAAATTTCTCAAGAGGAACTAGAAGAAGAAGGATGGGAGCCTTTTGAGTTAACGATCCTGAAAACAGATCTAGACAAGTTTCTAGATTCTGACGAAGATTTGCAACTTATCGATATACGTTTTACATACACTAAGTCTGTGGTGGATTATCTTCAAGAAGTTATCAAAATAATCAACAATCGACAATGGAACATTCGATCCGCAATTGATTGGTTGAAGTTTACGAATGGGCAGTGATGAGTGATTTGATCATTAAACAACTCGATGCAGTGAATCTGAAGGTAGAAAGCGAAAAGTCTATCGCAAAAGAACTCAGTGACTTTTTCACATTCTATGTGCCAAATTATCAGTATACCCCTGCATTTAAAAACAAGTTTTGGGATGGTCAGATTCGGTTATTCAACCTATTTAATCGAACAATATATGCAGGTCTTGAGGACTATATTCGAAAGTTTTGTGAGGATAGGAACTACTCATACTCATTCGTCAAAGAGAAAGAACTAGATCAGTGCGTTCAACCGGAAGAATTCCTTTCATCACTTAAGTTAACCGCCGGGGGCAATTCCATAAAAATACATGATCACCAGAAGTCAGCATATCTTCATGCACTTCTAAACAAAAGAACTCTTCTGATATCTCCAACCGGATCTGGTAAATCTCTTATTATTTACTGCCTTGTGAGGTATCTACTCGAATGCACTCAGGGAAAAATTCTGATCGTTGTTCCCACCACGAACCTTGTAAATCAGATGCGATCTGACTTTGAAGATTATTCCTCGACGGAGGAATTTAATATACTAGACGAGATTCATACCATCTATTCCGGTCAGGAAAAGGAAACGGACAAGAGAGTTGTCATATCTACATGGCAAAGTTTGTACACTCTCCCGGAGTCTTTCTTTGAGCAGTTCGAATCCGTATTCGGAGATGAGTGCCACTTGTTCAAGGCAAAGTCTCTAACCGGACTCATGGCAAAACTTAAAAATGCTTACTACAGGTTTGGAACCACCGGAACTCTGGATGATTCCAAGACTCACAAATTAGTCATTGAGGGACTATTCGGACCTTCTTTTCGTGTCACATCGACCACGGATCTTATGAAAAAGAAGATTCTCTCAAGTCTGAAGATAAATTGTGTGGTTCTCAATCACACGGAAGAATCCTGCAACGAAATGAAACGAAAGAAGTATCAGGAAGAAATAGATTGGTTAGTACAGAATGAAGAACGAAACCAATTTATCGTAGATCTGACGAAAAATCTCAAGGGAAATACTCTCGTGCTCTTCAACTTTGTGAACAAACATGGCATTCCTTTGAACGAGATGATGGAGACTCAAATATCCGATCGGCCGATCTATATGATTCATGGCAAAACAGACGTTGATGAACGAGAGGATATTCGAAAAGTTGTCGATAAAAACGACGAATGTGTTCTTCTCGCATCGTACGGTACATGCTCCACCGGTATCAATATTAAGAATATACACAATATAATCTTTGCTTCACCGTCCAAATCGGTGATTCGTGTCCTGCAATCGATTGGGCGGGGTTTGAGGACTTCTGAGAGCAAGAATAAAGCAACTCTCTATGATATTTCAGATAATTTATCTTACAAGAAGTATATAAATCATACTATGAAACATTTAGACGAAAGAATCAAAATATATACTAATGAAGATTTTGATTATGATCTTTTAAAAATCCGCTTGGGAGGATCGATCAATGAAAACATCCTATAGAATAATTAAGTTGACTAGCGGAGAAGAAATAATAGCGAAGATGAAGGGAAGCGACGGCAAAAGAATGATCGTGGAACGGCCGATGGTTTTCCGATCCACGCAGGCATTTGATATTTTAGGAAATCAGAAAGAAGTAACATTCCTTAAAAACTGGCTAGGTTACTCCAATGAGATACAAGCAAAAATTTCTAAAGAAAATATCCTTACAATAGTAGAACCCGATTCGGATGTCATTGTTCTTTATGACAAAGAAAAGGAAAGAGAAGATACGAAGGATACAAGTTCAAAATTTAACATGGGAGGTCTTAACGACCTAATAAACGGAAAAAAATCCCCAACGAACAAGTTAGACGATTTGATGAAAAAAGAGGATGATTTTGATCCGGATGAGTATCTGAAAAAATTAGGATTTGATCCTAACCAGATATCAAATATAATGGATCAATTCTTTGGGGACGGAGATTCAGAAGAAATTTTTGAAGAACGAGAAATCGTAAATCTTAACATTTCTTTCGATCCAAAAATTATAAAAACTCTCGTGGATCACGACATTATTCCACCAGAGTATCTACTAAACCTTATTGAAAAATTTGAAAAGAGAGAAACTATCTCGGATGAATTTACAGGCGACGAAAAAGAAAGAGAAGACTTCGGTAACAAATGGAGCGATTGGAACCAAGACCCTAGTAGTGATGACTATAAGTAAAGCTATTGTCCCTTTCTTTCTTAGACACAGAGAGTGTAAAGCGATTTAAAAAGTTGTCAAGTAAAAACTTGACAAAAAATAAAAAGGTGGTATTATTTGAATCATGACTGATAGCCATTATGTTGATAACAAAGAGTTTCTAAAAGCGATGACTGAGTGGTTAGTTCTCGTGAATGAAGCGAAGGAAACGGGAGAGGAAAGACCTCCGCTTACTGATTACATAGCAGAATGTTTTATGGCTATCGCTGAGAATCTTTCCCGTAAGGGTAACTTTATTAAATATCCATATAGAGATGAAATGATTGGAGATGCGATAGAGAACTGTATTCTTTACGCGCACAACTTCAATCCTGAAAAATCTAAAAATCCTTTCTCATACTTCACTCAAATTATTTACTTTGCTTTTCTTCGTAGAATAGAAAAAGAAAAGAAGCAATTGTATATAAAATACAAAGTTGCAGAAGAAAACGATAGTGATGGAACTTTACACAAGTGGTTTAAAGAAAACTACTTTGAAAAAGACGATCAAAAAGAGGCAATGAAAGAACACTTTCAATTGTCTGACACTGACTTGAAAAAGTTTTCGGGGAAAAAGAAAAAATGAAAGTAGCAATAATCAACGACACCCATTTCGGTGCTCGTAATGATTCTGCTGTGTTTCTAGATCACTTCATATCTTTTTT